CTAAATTTACATGACACTCTAACAAAGTATATACAGGTTCATTTTTTCCTGTTTTTTTAGTGCCATCTAATTCTCTTTCTTTTTTTTCTAAATCATTTTTTTCAACATTGCCTGGAGGTCCAAGTTCTACATCTCTATAAAAACCATTTACTTGTTGTTTCCTTAATTCGTTTTCAGAAATTTTTACAACGTGAATAATCGCTTCCGCATCATCTAATGAGGTAGCTGTATACGGAACGATTAATTCATCTGCTGGTATAAATTTTGATACAGCTCTTCCAAGATTTGTATCATAATAAACTTTTTTAAAAGTGGAACCAGCTAATGGTAAATGAAACAACATAGAGTCAAACTCTGCTTCATATTCTTCCATTTGATCCATAATTAAATAATTCATAAAATCTTTTACACGTTGTGACTGTTGCTCTGTTCCAGGATTTTTTAATCCAATAACTTGTGTTCTAACTGGTCCATCAACAGGTAGTAATTCTTTATAAGCTTGAGCTTGGAACTGTGTAACAGCCTCTGCCATCACAGGGTGTGTTGCACCTGAAGCTCCTTGAAAAGGTTCAGTTCTATTTTCATATTTAAAACCTAAAAGATCTAAACCTTGTATATATGATTGTTCCCAATCTTTTCTAGAAGATTTATAATCCATGTAGTTTTGAGTCATATCATTTCCAATAGGCTCTAAAATATCATCTGGTAATATGTCTGCTAAATTATCAAAATGTGATTCTGTCCCTGGTACATTAATTGCACCTGGTTCAAAGTCTAATGTTACACCACCGTCTTCTTCTGGGATAACTTCTACGGGTCCTTTATCTGATACTTCTTCCTGAACACTAACTTCTTGTATCTCTTCTTCTGAAGGGATTTCAAGTTTCGTACGAGTGTTAGGGAGTCCTTTGTCTATTTCTGCCATTTATTACTCCTATATTTTCATACCACGTTTTAATAGACCTGGCAACCCTTGAGGTAGTGGTCCTGATTTTGGTGGTGGACCTGATTTAACTCCTCCGCCATCTGCAAAAGATAAACTCTGTGGTGCACCAAATATTTTATCTCTTAGATTACCAAAGAAATTAGATCTATTAGTTGCTCTTTCTAAATTTTTCTGTGCCTCTAGTGCTTTGACTCTCTCCTCACCCGCTGTTGCTTTTGCTAGAGCGTCTTCTAAAGTCATATCTGTATCTGGTGTAGGCCCTTCTATAAAACCAAAACCCATGGGCATTTCTAAATTTAAATCTTTTAAGGCATCTTGTTTAATAACACTTCTTGCAGTTCTTTCTTTTGGTGTAAGAGATAAAACTCTTTTTGCACCACCAATTAAATCTGTTCCAATTAAACCTTGCTCTAAAGATTCTAGGATAGGTTTACCTTGTTTAAAAGCTTTGTAAGTATCGTAGATAACTAAAGGTGAAGCAGCAATACCTAAAGTTTTAAAACCAGCTTTTAAATATTTTGCTCTTTTTATATCGTCAGGTATGCTTCCAGCCATTTCTAGTAAATCATTAATTAAAGGTATCTTTGCTCTAAACTTAGGATTGTTTTTTATTTTTTCTAACTCAGCTCGTCCAAAATCTTTTCTTTCTGTAGCTGTCATATTTTTAAAAAACTTTTCTTCACCTTTTGCTCCAGCAAAAGTTTTAGATTTATCTACACCTTTTAAATTAAATTTTCCATCAGGACTAACTTCAAAATAACCTAATGTACCTTTTAATTCTTTAGGTAATGCTTTTTCAAATTTTTTAGCTGTTTCAAATGCTTCTTTGTTTTTATCTAATAATAATTTTTTATAATTTTTTGGTTTTTCTAAAATTAAATTTTCTTGATCTTGTGCTATTTTTAATATGGCTGCATCAAAACCCTCTGCGGCTCTATTAACAGATGCTTTTAATGGACCTGTGTTTGCAGTGGAAACTAAATAGCTTTTTAATTTTGGAGCAAAGTGTGCGAAGTTTGTTAATTTATCTAAACCAATATATCCTCCTTGTGCATCTTTTATAAACTCCATATATTTTTTATTTGATATTAATTTTGAAGTTGGTTTAAAAACTCTTTTTCCTTTAAATTTAGGTGTTATACCCTCTGCTTCTGCTCTTTTTAAATCATCTCTTGTTAATAACTTTCCTTTAAAATCTTTTCCCATCTCTGGATTATTTAATTTACCTTCACCTCTAAAATCTTTAGCAGTGAAATTATCTGGAGCGTTATCTATAATATTTTTTATTTCTTCAATTGATTTCATTTTAGCAGTGAATTGATTTACACCACTAGGATTTCTATTAAAATTTTTTACTGTCTCGTCTTCTAATTCTAAAACTTTTTTAACAATGTCCATGTTATTCTCCTAACATGTATGCGAGTCCCCCGCCTGCTTTTTTGATAGGTGGTGCTTGGTCTTTTACTTCTTTCATAATATCATCAACATTAATTCCAGTCACAATATCTGGATCATTAAATTCATCTTTGTAGATTCTAGAATTAATTTCTGTATATTCCTCATAGTTATCTGCAGGTATACCTTTTGTTGTTTCGTCAGCCATGGAAGAACCTGGTGTGTATTCCATAGTTTGAACATCAGTAATCATGTCATCACCTTCTTTACCAATCTTTTTAATTTGCATTTCTCCTGTACCAATATCCTCTGTTAATAGTAACTCTGACTTACCATCTTTGGCTTTCATAGAAAATTCTTTTATTCTTTCAGAAGGACCATCAGATATTCTTCCTAATGACTTTATCTTAGCGACTAGATCAAAAAAGTATGATGGTGCCTGTCCAGCTACCTCTGCAACTTTTTCTGCGGCTGGTGCAACCTTGTCTGCCTGTTTAAAAAATTTACCAAATACAGGTATTGCTGCAAGACCTCCCATGATTCTCATAAAATTTCTTCTGCTTGGTTTATCAGGTCCATCTTTCAAACCGATACGTCCACCGTCTGCCACCATTTGTTTTTGATCTGCAACTTTTTTTCTACGAAGGTCTTCTAAATATTCTTTATACATTTGTTCTAACATTTGTTTTCTTTCTATACCTTGTCTCTCTTGCATATACTCTTCAAACGAAGGTGTGCCTCCTGCATAACCGATACGTCCACCCATGGCTTTCATCTGTTTACCACCCATAATACCTTTTGATGTATCAATAACATTGCCTTCCATGTCGACAACTTTTTCAAGATCTTTTAATTTTTGCACAGCTTCTTGTTTTATTTTAATTTTTTCTAAGCCATCTGGATCACGTTGCATCATTTTTCTAAAACCTTTAGTTAGTTGCATGATAGCTTCAGCGATTGACATTCCTGCTTTAATCATCAGTAATAATTCCTTTTCTGTTTATCGACCGGTTCGTCGACATAATCTTCAGGGTGATCTATTAGTCCTCCCTGTCTAAAACGCATGAGAGCTTGAGTTGTACTATCAACCAAGTCATCATGATCGCCATATGGAAAGGCTGCGCACTCTTCCATGACGTCATCCGCGAACTTTTGTTCAGGACACCATATCATACCAGATTCAAACAGCGGTGCAACAGAATTCACACGAGCATGTTTATCGTTTCCTTTTGATGGGGTAAAGTTTACTACAGGTATATCCATCCGTCTAAGCTCGTATGTTAATGGCAATCCTGATGCTTTTGCCTCAACTATGACAGATTCAGGTTTCCAGTATTCGTATTGTTCAAGAGCCAGTCTTCGTAATTCTGGAAACTCGTATCGTCCTTTAATTGCATCAAGAAGCATTAGATTAGCAGGTTCATCTTCTGATGGATAAAATACTCCCCATGTCGTTATCGCACTGTAATCGGCAGTTTCTTTTTTTAAAAAAGCTGTATCATAAGATTGTATTACATGATGTAATGTTGGTATCCAATCGTTAGGCCATACTCTCCACCACTCACGTTTTAATATTGCACCTTCTTCAGCTGTTGGATTTTGCATCCACTGTGCATTCCATTTGCCCGTGGGCAGTGTTGCTTGAACCTTCTCTAATTCATCTA